GTTTTTTTGCTTTGGCGAAGTGGGGAGCATGACCAACTCGTGTCCCTAAGGACTGACTTCCTTGCGTTCGCACCTAGTTCTAAGTTTCTTAGGGACTATTGGGCGACTAAGCTTTTCTCAAAATCGTCGTCCTTGAAGACTTCGATCGACAGAAAAGCCGTAGCCCTTGAATCTTTCTGGAACGCAGAACTTGCTTGCGCGAGAACGAATCGTAAGTTGAGATCTGTCCTTCAGTCGCCCTCCCTTGGAGGTGATGACTGGGCTGCTAAGACTATCCTGTCTTTGGCGGCTCTTAAACTAGGACGCACACTCGGCCCCTTTCCGGGAGCAGAGTGGTTTACTCAACATGCGGTCGGTTGGGGTCCCGGTAGCACTTCGTCCTGTAAGGGACGTTTTGTGTCCGCGACTCACAAATTTCAGTCTCGGCTGGATTCTACCCCGTTAGCTCGGACATCAGCTCTTGCTAGTGTCCGTTACTACGATCTTTGGGGTTCATCGGTTTTGAGAGCCGACGGACCTGTTAGCATCCTCCCGGATGCTATCAACATAGTTCGGGGTAATACGCTGACGACTGTTCCAAAGAACGCGAAGACCGATCGCGTGATTTGCGTCGAACCTCATTGCAACATCTGGAATCAGAAGAGCGTTGGTAGTTTTATTCGCCGACGCCTCTTCCTCCATGGCTGCAATCTGAACGATCAGTCTCTAAATCAGCAACTTGCTTTACGAGCTTCCGTCGATGATAGCTTAGCTACCCTCGATCTGAAGTCCGCTAGCGATATGCTGAGCATAGAAACTGTTAAGTCTCTCCTTCCGGTCGATTGGTTTAATTTCCTTTTCGACCTTAGGAGTCCTCGGTCTCTCGTTCAGGGTAAGTGGGTCCTTCTCGAGAAGTTTTCGTCCATGGGTAATGGATTTACATTCGAGTTGGAATCACTTATTTTCTTCTCCATATGCTCTGCTGTCAATTCCCTTTTTGGGGGAAAGACACTTAGCGTCTTTGGAGATGATATAATCGTCGACACAAAGGTCGCCAACGCGGCGATTTCCGCTCTTCGTTTCTTCGGATTCGAAGTAAATCTCGACAAGACCTTTATATCCGGTCCTTTTCGAGAATCATGCGGGTTAGACTGCTATGACGGTAGGATAATCTCGGCTCCACGGCTTGATCAGGACCCGAAGTCCGTCTTGCACGTAGTGGCATTTCACAATGC